TAGAATGGGTTATATTAATTTAGGTTCATCAATGAGATATGGACCAAGTGGAAAGAGAAGAAAAACAAAAGCGTGGACAACTAAAAGAAAGTCACCACCTGTAAAAACAGAAATGAAACCAGATCAAAGAACTCTTGATAGAATGAAACAAGCTCAAGAGCATAGAGAGAAGTATCCTTCTTTAGTTTCAAAGACAGGTTATATTCCTACTAAATATGATGATGATTACAAACAAGAAGTATCAAAGAATTATACAGTAGCGATTGGATATAACAAAGGTGCTTATCAAGTTATTCCGAATTCAGATATTAAACACATAGGTAAGTAAATGAATGAACAAGATATCCTTCAAAGGATAAATTATGATATCAACAAGCGTTTTGATGAACGAGATAAATCTTTTGATAGACTAGAAAAGTTGATATTGGGATTATACCCAACAATAATTGTGATGGCTTTATTGATTTAAAAAAATAAATTATACTAAATAAAATTATATGGCAGTTAAAAGAGCAAAACGAAAACCAGTAAGAAAGACTAGAGCTCAAGTTAAAAGCATTGATGAATTACACTATGGTCCAGAACCAGAGAAAGATTTTTTCAAAGATAAAGACTTACACGCTTTCTACAATTGGTACAATTATATGTATGACCGAAAACAAGTTAATCAGGTCATAATTTCGTATGCAAAAAAGTTTAATTATAAACATGCACCTAGATTTTCTAGAATGTTTCTACCACAAACACTAGCTGCTGTTATTCGAGGTTTAGAGAACGGACTTACTTTTCCGGATCACAAAGATTATCCTGGAGAAGGCTCAGCGGGTTATCAGAAATACATTCATAATGAATTGAGATATTGGAATAAGAGAGCTAGTGAACTTCAACAGAAAGATTTAGACACAACTAAAATCATCAAAAAGAAAAGACCTTCAGTTCAAGAAAACATTAATAATAAAGGTAAAGAATTACTATCAGAAGTTGATTACGCGATTGATACATGGGATGTAAAAGAGTTTGATATGTATAAGTATCTAACAGAAAAAGAAGTATCATCAGCAGTCGCTAATTCAATCGTAGACTGTAATGATCCAATGATAGAAGAAATAAAAGAAGCTATCAAAGGTAAAGACGAACAATTAAAAGAAGGATATTCTCACATGACTAAAGGTGAGAAGAATGATTTCTTAGCATTCTTAAATAAGATAAAACTAGATACAGAACGATATGTGGAGAACCATAAACCTGTGAGAAAACCAAGAAAGGCTAAAGCTATATCAGCAGACAGACAAGTCGCTAAACTAAATTATTTAAAAGAGGATCCAGAGAACAGAATAGTTTCAGTACCAGCTATGAAGATAGTAGGTGCAGAACAACTATGGGTCTTTAATAGTAAAACAAATGAAGTCATACAGTATAAGGCTAGTGATAGAGCTGGTCTTAGTGTCAGAGGTACAAC